AAAAAGCGATCGAGCCTTCGAAGGATGAGAGTGTTACCCGACTCAGTGGGCGATATAGCGCCCTTGTTAAAACGACCTCTGAGCGGCTTGCTCGCCGAATCGGCCGATCAGGTCATTTGGCAGAAAAAGACATCTTGTTGATCTCCCAAGCCTTGGCCGTGCCGCTTGACCGGGTTCAGCTTTGGTCAAACCAAACACCCCAGCCACTAGATCAAAAACGGCTCACCGAATCACTTATCTCCCTCGGACAGAATTTATGAAAAACCAACTATTAGTCGCTGAATTTATGGCAACGCCTTGGGCCTTGATGCCTGAGCGATTAAGTGCTCTGGCCACTGTCATTTCACGCTGGTCACAAGGCGTGCCTGCCAGCGACGCTGCCATGTTTCAGGTCCAAACAGACCGTGTTCTGCGGGACACCCGCAGACAGACCTCGGCTGCCATTTCGGGTGGCGGCATTGCCGTCATCCCTATTTACGGTGTGATCACACAGCGTGGAAATATGGTGGATGACGTCTCCGGCCCTGGCATGGTCAGCACCCAGATCATCACCCAGATGCTGAGGCAAGCTGTTGCCGATGATGCGGTCAGTCAGATCTTGCTCGACATTGATAGCCCTGGCGGCAGTGTCTATGGCGTTTCTGAATTGAGCGATGTGATTTTGAGTGCCCGTGCACAAAAGCCTGTGGTTGCCATCGCCAACAGTCTGGCCGCCTCGGCTGCTTACTGGGTCGGCTCCCAGGCCAGTGAGTTTTACGTCACCGCCGGTGGTGAAGTCGGCTCCATTGGCGTGTGGCAGGCGCACCAGGACTACAGCAAAGCCATGGATGAGGCAGGCGTAAAGACCACGCTCATATCTGCGGGCAAGTTCAAGGTCGAGGGCAATCCATACGCTCCCCTGGACGAAGAAGCACAAGGATTTATGCAGTCCCGCGTAGAGGACTATTACGCCGCATTTACCAAGGCTGTGGCCAAGGGGCGTGGTGTGCCCATCACTCAGGTCCGCGATGGTATGGGTCAAGGACGGGTCTTGGGGGCTGATGCGGCCTTTGCGCAAAACATGGTGGACGGCATCGCGAGCTTCGATCAGGTCTTGAGCAAGATGCAAAAAGATACAGCGTTAAGTGCTAAGTCCAATTCACCTGTCAAACCCAAAACCTCCCGCTTGGCCCAAGCCCGCACTGAGCTTGGGATTTTGTAATTTGGACTGCTCAGGAGTTGCTCCGTTGAGCGTCTCCAGTCCGAACGGCGACCCGTAGGTCGCAACCCTGATGCGTGACTAGCTTCGCGCATTTTTCAATCTTTGCAATCCCGCCACCCAAGAGGTGGCTTTTTTACGTCTGGAGAAACCCAAATGAGTAAGCAATTGCGCGAGCTTCAAGCTCGCAAGTCTGACTTGGTCAAAGAAGCGCGAGCCTTAACCGACATCGCCGCACAAGAAAACCGCGATCTGACGGATGAGGATGTCATCAAATTCAATGGTCTTAAAAGTCGAATCGAAGCTACTTCGGCGGCGATTGACCGGGAATCGGCTTTGATTTCTGAGGAAGCCCAGATGAGTACGCATATGGGCATCCATGTAGGCGCTGGTCATGGTTCCGCTTTTTCCAGCGTGATGGTGAGCGACAACCGCGAGCTTGATCCCAAACATGGCTTTCAGAGCTTGGGTGACTTTTTGCAAAACGTCTGCCATGCGCAAAAGCCAGGCAACCCGATTGACGATCGACTGCTGATTGGCAGTGGTCGCGGTGCTGCCGCTCCAGCCACCTTTGGCAGTGAAGGCTCCGGTCAGGACGGTGGCTTCTTTGTCCCGCCACAGTTCTCCAAGGAGATTTTTCAGCTGTCTTTGGGCGAAGACTCGTTGCTGCCGCTGACCGACAACGTGGAGATCAGCGGAAACACCATGGCGTTTCCCAAAGATGAAACCACACCCTGGGGCACCAACGGTATTCGCGCTTACTGGCAAGGCGAAGCGGCTCCTGCGGTCACGACCAAGCCCGTTTTGGGACTGTCTACTTTGCGGCTCAAAAAGCTGATGGCTCTGGTGCCAACAACTGATGAGTTGCTGGAAGACGCCAATGCCTTGTCGACCTATTTGCCCGAGAAAATTGCACACTCCATTCGCTGGAAAACCAATGAATCGATCCTGTTCGGGTCGGGCTCTGGTGTACCGGTAGGGGCGCTCAATGCTGGCGCTACGGTCAATGTGGCCAAGGAGACTGGGCAGTTGACGCAAACGCTGCTTCCACAAAATCTGGCCAAGATGATTGCGCGTCTGCCAACGGGCTCATTCGCCAATGCGGTGTGGATCGTCAACAACGACGTGTTGCCAGCATTGTTCACCCTGACCTTGGGTAACTATCCGATCTACCTGCCCACCGGACTGAACGTTGGCGGGATTCAGGTATCGCCCTACGGCACGCTGCTGGGTCGTCCGGTGTTTGTGTCTCAACACGCCAATACATTCTCCGCACAGGGTGACATCTTGCTGGTGGACCTGAAGTACTACCAGACCATCACCAAGTCCGGTGGCATGCAGACCGCAACCTCAATGCACCTGTACTTCGATGCCGATCTCACGGCGTTTCGAACCACCTTCCGCATGGACGGCCAGTCCAAGCTTAGTAGTCCCATCACACCTGCCAAAGGCAGCGCAACGATGTCTCCCTTCATCCAACTGGGCGCGCGCTAAGCAGCCTCAATCCTTAGGAGAAAACTATGTTCCCCAACGCAAAAGGCAGCGAACTGCTGTCCATTCTCGCAACCATCGATCCAGCCGCGCAAGCGGTGGGAACTGTCACTACCGGCTGGATTTCTGTGGCCAATCACCACGGCTTTCTCTCCTTGGTGCAGACCGGAGTGCTGGGTACCAGCGCCACAGTGGAAGCTAAGTTGCAGCAGGCGGTTGATGCCACTGGTACGAGTGCCAAGGACATCAGTGGCAAAGCGATTACTCAGATTGTCAAAGCCACTGGCGACAACAAGCAGGCCTTGATCAACGTCAAGCCCGAGGAGCTCGATACGGTGAACGGCTTTGGCTTTGTTCGCCTGTCAGTCACAGTGGGTGTGGCAGCAAGCCAGACCTCCGCTCAGGTGATAGGCCTCAATCCGCGCTTTGCGCCTGCGGATGCTTCCAACCAAGCGGCTGTGGTGCAGGTCATCTAAATGCCCATCCAACTCGTCACGCCACCCACAGAGGAGCCGGTGTCGCTGCTTGAGGCAAAGCTGCATCTGCGGGTGGACTTTGACGAGGATGACATGCTGATCGCCTCACTCATCACGGCGGCCCGGCAAGCAGCCGAGACACTGACCGGCAGGCAGTTCACCACTGCCCGCTGGAAGCAAGTGCTCGACTGCTTCCCCGGACCGTCGCTGATAGGTGTGCCTGTAGGGCAGACTTTCACTTTGCCCGGTCATGCGATTTTGCTGGCCAAGGCACCCGTGCAATCGGTGGTGTCGATCAATTACCTGGACATGGGGTCTGTAAATCAGACCATGCCCGCTTTGACCTACACGGTCGATGCCGCCTGTGAGCCTGCGCGCATCACCCCGGTGTTCGGGCAGATCTGGCCCATTTGCTTGCCGCAGATCGGTGCGGTGTCGGTCACTTTTGACGCCGGGTACGGTACTGCTTCGCAAGTGCCAGAAGGCATCAAGAGTTGGATCAAGTTGCGCCTTGGCAGCTTGTATGCGCACCGCGAAGAGGTGGCTGCGCTCTCGCGTGGACGAATCGAATCATTGCCTTTCATAGACGGGCTGCTCGATCCGTACAAGGTTGTGACGGTATGAATCCGGTTCGCTCTGGTCAGTTGAATCGGCGCATTACTTTGCAGCGCCAAAGCACGGCGCAGGACAGTTACGGCGGGCCTGTTCGCACATGGACTGACCTGGGCACCTTTTGGGCTGAGATTCAACCCTTGAGTGGCCGGGAACTGGAAAGCGCGCAGCGCATGGCAAGCGAGGTCTCACACCAAATCGTTGTGCGCTACCAAGCCATCTTTGCTGACACGCGTCAGGTGGCTGGCTACCGGGCTCTTTACCGATCGCGGATTTTCAACATCCACGCTGCTCTCAATGATGAAGAGCGAAACGTGCTGGTCACGCTGCTGGCCTCTGAGGGTCTGGATTGAATGGCTAAGTACGAGAGCGTTCAGATTAAGGGCCTTGATGCTTTGGCCAAGGCTTTGAAAGAGTTGCCAGACCGGGTGGCCAAGAACGGCTTGCGTGCAGCGGTCTATGCCGGAGCTAAAGTGATTCGGGATGAGGCCAAGTTGCAAGCTCCTGTTGCCACGGGCGATCTGGGACCCAACCAGCCACCACCCGGCACCTTGAAGCGCTCTGTGATTTTGAAACAGATCCCAAAGTTGTCGAACAAGAACAAGCAGACGTTTTTTGTCACGATTCGGCAAGGCAAGAAGTACCGCAAGCAAGGCAAGAAGGGGAACCTCTCGCAAGACGCCTGGTACTGGCGCTTTGTGGAGTTCGGGACCGTAAAGATGTCTGCGCGCCCGTTTCTGCGGCCTGCTTTTGACATGAAGAAAAACGATGCGCTAACGGCCATCAAGACAAAGCTTGCTGAGCGCATTGAGCAAGCCGCACGTGAATTGAAAAAGTAGTTCAAAAAATGATTCAGCAAGACCTTTTCACGGCCCTCGCAGGTGTGGCCGGGGGAAGGGTATTTCCGAACGTTGCGCCCAACAACGTGCAAAAGCCTTACGTGGTCTATGCCCGCGTATCCAGAGCACCAGAAAACACCCTGGCCGACGGCGCACCCATTGAAAACACCCGCCTGCAGGTGGACTGCTTTGACACCACCTACGCCGCTGCCGTTGCCTTAGCCGAAACAGTCAAAGCGGCCATGAAAAGCAGCGCCATCACCCACGTTTTGCTCCTTGAGCAAGACCAATTCGAGCCCGAGGCATTGCTGCACCGGGTGATTTTGGATTTTTCGATCTGGCACTAACTTTAGGAGAACTCTATGCCAAGCACCGCCATCTCAGCCCAAGGCTCCACCGTCAGTATCGGCACGACCACCGGGTCGGCGCTCACCATCACTGCCGTCTCGCTC